CTTCCAGATGAAATAAACTCCATGTTTATATCACCTTCAGAATGTCCCAGCACTTCCATGCCAAAACTTCTTTCAACAGGTTCTTCAGAAGAAACGCCAACTCTGACTCTACGATTTTCTTCATCAATATGAGAAGCTCTGGAAAGATCAACTGTCCTATATTTCATAGGCATATGTAATACTTTTCTTTCTTCCTCATCTTGATTCATCATAGAAACTTCCTCAGCCATTTCCACTTCTTCACCCTCTTCTACATCCTCATGTTTCTCAAACTCAACGATAACAGAGTTATCAGTTTCAGAAACGCTGAGGATATGTCTATCTTCTTTTAACATAGTTTTCTCCTCAGTATTTTCTACTGGATGTATTTCTGATTCATTTGAATCAAAAACTGTTTGTCTTTCATCATCTTTTTTCATTTGTTCCACCAATCTTTTTGACCAGCTAAAGCCTGCATCTCCACCCCAGAGAGCCCATGCAATTCTGCCATTAGAAGGATAACCTTCTTCGCCAGCACTGAATCCTTCTGCTTGTTTATCAACTTCATGTCTGGAGAAGAAGCTGTACATTCTTTTGATGGTCTCATCTGATAAATTCTCACCAGCAACTATTTGTCTTGCTCTTACAGCACCAACTCTAGTTCCACCTCTACCAAATTCTTCACGCCAGTCTAAGCCTTTTTGAGCTTCTGACTTCATACCTGCATTTGGTCTAGCCATCTTCTTCTTCGCCACCCTGTATCTTAGCTTCCACTGGTAACTTCTGACCAAATGGCTGATAAGCTAATTCAATATCATATTGTTTTGCTAACTCAATTTCTTTTTGATGTTGCTCAAACAATTCTTCAGTATCTCTTCCATATGAGCTGCTAATATCAGCATAAGTTAATGTTCCATTTTGTAAACCAATAACATTGGCTTGCATTTCTTTTAATGGATCAATCCAAGCAAAACTTCTTGGTATGTAATTAATTGCATTAGCAAATTTATCAAACTTAGCAATCGGTAAATTAATATAACCAACAGAAATAGCCATTTCTAACCAAGACTTAAAGACTGGATTCACAAAATGCTCAATAACAAACTGTTGATATATCTGATACATACTTCTATCTTCCAAAGCTCCTTGCCTAATAGAAGAATAGTTCACTGAAGTTAAATCATTAGATAATGAGTGATAGGAAATATTTAATCCTGATGCAATGCTTCTTAATACACTAGTGGTAAAAGAATCAAAAGCGGATGTTGGGTGGCTTGGGTCAAATGCTTTAAAATCCATGCCTGCTGGAAGCTGCTCAAAGACCCCTGCTTGAGCGTTCATTGTTGGGTTGAAGGTATCTTCATACTCACCATCACCAACGTAACCATCGCCATCTGGTGAGGTGAAGAAGCCCATTTTAGATGCACCGACCCTTGCTGCAACTATTTCAGCTTCAAGATAGCCATTTAGCATCTTCACGTTTGCCATAGCAGTTGCAATCATAGAAACACCTCTGGTCTGCTCTGCCCTTTGTGGCATATAAGCATGAATAATTTCATCAGCAGGAACTCTAATGTGTTGGTTTTGACTTAAATAATTTCTGTTGTACGGATGATCTTTGTATAAATGATAGGCTACTGGCTTATCATATTTATCTACCTCAACACCCATTTTAACTTTGTTGCCAGTTTGTTTATAAACATCATTTTTGTTTTCGTCTAAATGATCTGATTCTAAAAACTGTAGCTGAAAGCCAAAAGGAGAATTTGGGTTTTTTATTTTTCTAATTAAAACCTCACCATCTCTTGCTAGTGATTCTATAAATATTTTTTGACAATCTAAGAATGACAATCTGCCATTGGTTGTGCAATTACCAACTTGACACCAATCTTTCCAAGCAGACTCAATGAGCTGGTTTCCAGCAATGTCTAATGAACCATTGTCATCTCGACCTTTGCTGGAAACTCTTATGCCATGCTTGCCGATAACATTAGATACCATTAAATTAAGGTATCTAGCAATGTAGCTATCGTTTCTAGCTAACTCTCTTGCCCTATCTCTTAGGATTCGTATGTTATCTTTTATTTCAGCATCGGCACTTGTAGATGTGGTTACAAAATCTGCAAATAATCTGCCAGTGTTAGCCCCAGTATAACTTCTTCTATAAGCCTTTCTCTTTTTTTGCTTTGGTGTATCGCCACCAATGATTCTGTTATACCAAGCCATTATACTATGTCGCTCTTAGGTGTAGTGCCAGTAGTACGACCAAAATTAACTTTGATCGTATTTCCTGATCCTCTTTTATTTTTAATTCTCAATTGTTTAACTTCTTTAAGATATTCAGCTTTGTATCTATCTCTAAAAGTTAATAACTCATCTATTGAAAGTCTTGATAAAGACCTTCCAGCAATAGACATAGAGCTCTGATCCATTGTGGCTCTGTTTTCTATGACTGCTTCAATCGCATCTAAAACAATCTTTGCATGACTTCTAACTGAAGCAGAAGTTGTTGCATAGTTATCCTGTATCTCAACAAAACCTTCTTCTAATTTAACTCTTGCAGAGTCAGACGATCTGGTGATGTATGAAACCCAGTTATAGTTTCCTTTTGTGTAAGAAGCTGTGCTTGATTTTTCGATAATATAGTTATCATCAGATTCAGTTGCAGTTAAAGTAAAGTTTGCAACTGTAGCACCATCAACTAAATTAAATTCATAAGATAAAGAGTAGTCAGCAACAGGATAATCCTGTGATAAATCCTCTCTTTTCCAAGCCCAGAAATCTCCTAGTTGTAACTCAACTGGAACTTGGTTTGGATAATTTGTTGAATCAAAAGCGTTGCTCAAGCAAAAACCTCATAAATGTTTTAGATATATCTAAACATAACACTAAGGTTTTTTATGATAATGTCAATATTTTAAGATAAATTTGTTTTACTTCCAAGAAGTAGCAAAATTCTTTCTATTTATGCCTTTTTGTGGTTTATTTTGTGGTTTTTCTTTAGGACTTTCTTGTTGAGTTAATATTTTTTCTTCAATAACATCAAAATTAGGGTTTAGAATGTAAATTGCTGCAAAATTATAAACCAAAGTATCTAATGCTTCATTTCTTGGTCTGATTTGTTTCCAGACCATTGTTTTTCTACCTTTAACAAATTTTGTTACTCTTTTTTCTGCTGTAAGCTGTTTAAAGTATTCTTCATCAAGGTCTGAGCAAAAATGCAAGGTGGTTGACTCAAAATCTGCTGTCAATCTTGATAAAATAGCTTCTTTCGCTGTGTCTACTCCTACACCATATAAAACCGCTTTATTTTTACCTACAAAAGTTGGTCTATTGGCTATTGGTTTACCAGTTTGAGATAAACCCTTAATAGCAAATATTCTTCTTGCTTGTCTCGGTTTGGTAAAGTGGTAAACCATATTGGTATGATGTCCGCCTGAATCAATTGTGCAACATGATATGGGTATTAATCTTTCTGACTCAGTTTTAAATCTTTTCTTTAAATAAGAATCAAGATCAGACCAAACATTTATAGCGTTTGGATCGCCCCAAAAAATCTTAAAATCACACACCCAAGCTTCATAATTTTTACCCCAACCAACTAACTGCAATTCCAAACGATCTTTCTGAGTATCAACACCAGCAGTTAAGATCAGCACATCTTCTGGAATCGTGGTGTAATCATAATTCAATCTTCTTTCTAATAAGCTTTCATATTCAACAGCATCGCCTTGTTCTTCCCATGACTCTCCCAAAGCAGTATTAATCCAAGTTTTTAACATTTCTGGTTGTTTTTTAGCTTCAAGAAAGGCTATAGCCATTTCAGCCCATGTAGACCAAACAGAATAAAGTTCAGATATATGAAATCCTGCTGTATTTGATTTCTTGGCTGTTGCGATCCATTCACCATGCTTTAACATCCATTGTTTTTTTGATTCATCTATCATTGATCCACACTCATCACAGGCGTAAGAAGCAGTTTCTGGTTGATTTTCTTCCCAGATTACATTTTTCCATTTTAAAACCTGTTTATGGTTACATTCTGGGCATGGAACATGGTAGTAACGCTTGTCTGATTCCTCAAAAGCTGTCTCAATTCGTGAAATACCTTTAATTGTAGGGGTGGAACACATATATATCTTTTTATTCCAAAAAGTTGTTGTTCTTTTGGTTGCAAGTGATATTGGGTCTCCTTCAGAGCCAGCAGATGCTTCGTATCTATCAACCTCATCAGCCAAAACTATTCTTATGGGGCGTGAAGCGAGAGAGCTTGCACTGTTGCTGCCAGTTATAGTTAAATTACCGCCTGCAAACTTTTTGGATAAAACTGTATTACCACTATCTCTACTTCTAGGGTCTTTAACACAATCTCTTATCTTTTCAGAATCACGAATCATAGTAGCCAATCTATCCTTGCTAAATGCCTGACCCATCTGAAGGGTTGGTTGCATTATTAACATAGGTGCTGGGTCTTGGTCTATGTAATAACCAATAACATTCAAAAGAATTTCAGTAGCTCCAACCTGAGCAGATTTCATAAAAACTATTCTTTGTATATGGGGATCATTGAAAGAATCCATGATTTCTCTTTGATATGGTGCACGATCTGTACGCCAAACACCTGCTTCTGCTGATGACTCAGGAGATAAACGTCTGTAACGATCAGCCCAATCGCTAATCTTTAGTTTCGGTGGTGGAGTCCAAACTTGATTGGTATTCTCTATCACTCGTTCTATATTTTTCAGGTATTCCATCATTAGCTAGCTCATTTAAACCTTCATATATTCCTTCTTTTATTTCTCGCTCTGCTTCAGCAAAAGTATCAACAGTTATTACCTTATGTGCAATTTTTGACGGCACTCCAAGCCACTTAGCTCTAGCGTTAGAAAATCTTTCAATCAAAAATTCTTCAACCTCTTGAATGGGCACTAACTTTCCCTCCATAATCTCTACTTCTAATTCAGCCTTTCTAGCTTGTGCAGCAGTTAGTTTTGTTTTCTCTTCATTGATATCTCCAGACCCATCTTTTTTTGTATATCTGGCAGCTTTTCTTAAAAAGTTTATATAAGCAATTCTACAGGCATCTATGTTAACTGGAGACCTGCCTTTGTTTATTAAAAACACGCCTTTCCTTACCAGATCAGTTACAGACTGTGGAGAAAGATCAAGGTGCTCTGCTAGCTCTTTTTGTGTTGCCAATTTTGTTTTACATGTGCTCCTAACGCTTAATATAAGGCATATGCCATATAAATTCAAAATTATATCAAGGTTATAAATATGGTGAATGTCTGAGTGCTGTCTCTACAAAGAAACTGCGGTGCTGCAACCTG